GCATCACCAACAGAAGCAGCACCACCAGAAGCAGCAACACCAGCATCAGCACCACAAGAAGCAGCACCACCAGAAGCAGCACCAGAAGCAGTACCACCAGAAGCAGCACCGCCAGAAGCAGCACCACCAGAAGCACCACCAGAAGAAGCACCACCAGAAGCAGCACCAGAAGCAGCACCGCCATCACCATCACCATCACCATCACCATCACCACCAGAAGCAGAGCCACCAACATCGCCAATTATTGGTCTACAGATATTAAATGATTCAGCATTATAAATAAAAAATAATAATATTAAAAATAGTATAATTGATATTATAATATTTAATTTCATATTTTTATACATATTATAATAATAGTATAAATAATATTTAATTTATTTATTGTGTAATTTCATTATTATAACATAATTTCCATACATTTAATACACCATTACGACCTGGTCGCTGTCCTCTTCCAATAATTTGCATTGTTTTATCTTTACTCATATTGTGATATAACACAATATCAGATGAATTTTCTAGATTAATACCATTCGCACAATATTGAGCATTTAGGAGTAAAATATCAAGTTTATCTTCGCCTGTAGTTTTTTTATAATTTGTTATATTTTTATTAACTGTATGCGTAGAACCCATGATTTTACCATATTTAATTCCAATATCATTTATCATAGTTTCAATTGTGTTGAATGAATTATCATAATCGGCAAATATTAACATTTTAAAATGTTCATTAGCACTTTGTTCCTGAATAAGTTTTCTTAGGGATTCTATTTTATTCATCATTGTATCAACTTCTTCCTCTACTTTTTCAATTGTATCGGAAACAAGAATAAGAGAATTTAGACCAATTTTATTTCTACAAAATGGGCAATTAGAAGATTGTAGTAACCATGTCGATATACATTGGAAACAATATTTAGTATTACAACATGGAGAAATAGATAAATTTTCTATATCTCCATAACAAATAGTACACATGTTATTTTCTTCCAATTTATTTCGGATATTTACTATCTTATTATTAGTAATTGAGATTTTAAATTTAATTTTCTTAATAGAATCCTCCTTAGCTTGTGGAGTAGAATATGTTTTTTCGAATGCAGCTTTTAAATCAATGTTATAATTCTCTAATTTAGTTTGTAATTCTTTAGTGATACTTTTAATTAAATCTGATTCACTAACTTTTGTACAATTTAATTTACACATAGCTCCTTCCAAATCACCCGCATTGATATGTGTTAGAATTTCATTAGAAACATTCCCATTCAGAATATTTAAATATAGAGGCATTTTACATTCAATAATATTAGTATTATAATCTGGCAATGAAAATGATTCATCTACAAAACTATCATCATTTTTAACTATAATATTTTTAAGATAGCTACTTTCATATTTAATTTTAACTAGTATAGACATAATATTTTTAACAAGACCCGCATATTCCATTTTATATTTTACAACAGGTCTAGTATGACCAGTTTGATAATTATAATGATGACTTAGAGAATCATCATTCATATTTCTATAGCACATTTTACCATTTGGGTATAATAGAGTTTTATACGATGATGTGACAAACCAAATAAATGATGCGGTAGGATATAAACATGACGTTTTTCCCAAATTTTTAATATTTTCAGCTTCATCAATAAAAATTCTAGAAAATTTTATAGGAATATTCCACGTTTTCCAATATTTTTTATTAATAGTCATAAAATCAATATATCGTGTATTTGTTAGTAAAATAATTTGGTTTTCTGTAAATTTTTTATATTCTTTAGTATCATTAACATCATCGAAAATATCTTCAAATTGTTTAAATGTTTTAGCATTAAAAATTCCGAAATATTTTAAATTGGTATATTGTTCAATAGCATTTGTCCATTGTTTATATAATGTATGTGGGACAATAATTAAATTATATGGAACATAATTATCTTCCACAGCCTGTTGTTCGCAGTAAATCCATGAATTTGTATAAAATTTTGGCATAGAAGTTTTTAAACACGGATTATTTGCGATAATTGATAAAATAGATAATGTTTTACCACTTCCTACTTTATCGGCAATAATACCTATTTTTGCTTTCATTATATGTGTATTATCTTCATCTGTAATTTCTAGTGGAGTATTAATAGAGTCTTCAATTTCACTACATTTATATACTAACGATTGTTGATGATATTTTAGAGGCAATTTAATTGAGCTTGGAGTTGCAATACGACTACTTTGAGATGTAAGATTATTATCACAGTAATCCGCCAGTTCCAATATTTCAGCCATAATTATATTATAGTAATATGTATCAAGTAATTACATGTAAATTTAAAATCAATTTTGATTTTATAAGAGATAAATATAAACTATAACAATTAAATTTATATAGGTATTTTACACCAAGATTTTTCTTCTGAATTATATGACTCTTTACCAGTTAATCTTTTATATGGTAATAAACATTTTTTATTACTATTTATAAAATTACTATCATCGTCATCTTCATTATTATAATTTCCACCATCACCATCTATACACCATCCTTTACTTAAAGCATTTAACGAGTTACCGGGATTTAATACCGATTGGCCTTCTAAACATCCATGGAATTTTTTACGTTTACTTGTTACAAAATCTTCATAAAATAAATAATTACTACTTAATATAATAAATAATATTGTTACAAATATTAATATTAATATTTTAACCATTTTAATCATTATAATCAATAAATATTTTTTTTATAAATTTTCATCTAAAATTGGATTAAAATTAATATCATCATCATTTATTAATTTATTAGTTAAATCATTATTAAAGTTAATAGAATTATATGTTATTATTTTATCATTATTTATATTATAATATAAATCATACATAATAAAAAAGCACGTCCCACAAATATAGTAAAATATTGGAATTAAATAGTATATCATTATTTATATTATTTCTATTATTTATATTTATATTAATTTTATATTATTTATATTTATATTAATTTCTATTATTTATATTTATTTTATATTATTTATATTTATATTAATTTCTATTTATTTGTATAAATTATTTAAAAAAAATAAATCATTATTAATAAATGAATTTAGACGCATATCAAATAGCAACTAAAATATATAATAATGACTTTACCGATAATATAACTATACAATTAAATGAAGATGAAGATTTAAAAACATATTTTGAGATGTTACTATTAATTACTACAGAAGGATTTAAAAAATTTTTTGGATATGATAATACTGTAGTTGATATAGAGACGTTATCACTAAAAGATTTTGATAAAATTAATGAATATCTTAAAAAAATAAATATAAAAATGAATCTAAAAATATTTAATGTAAAGGAATGGTATTTACTTAGAGCAAATGAAAAATATAAATCATTTAATACAATTACTATAACAAATAATATGAATTTATCGGATTTATATTTTTTAATAGTAAAAAAAAATATTTATGTTATTAGTTTTTCACATTTAATAATATAACAATAAACTATTTTTTATAGAATTTAAATTTTTTTTTACCATCATTTTCAATTAATTCTCCAATTGGATTACCTGGTTGCCCAGTTCTGGTAGCAGCTGCATCAAAAATTAAATTTGGTTCGCCTTCCGACATTGCCATTTTAATAGCAAATTCCTTAACACCTTTAGACGTAGGAACTTTAATAAAAACAGGTTTCCATTTTGTAACTGTTGTTCTACGTTGTTTCTCTACATCACCATGTTCTTTTAGTATATCAGGGACATATGTATATTCGTTACGCGAAGGAGATGAACCATGAGTTATACAAGTAAATTCATCTGGGTTATCTCGTGTTTCTGCTAGATTTATATTACAATCTACCGATACTTCTTTAATTAATCTTAATAGATATTCCATAATTTCTAATTTTTTACTTTTAATATTATATAATACCTGGTCAGAAGTATTTCCATCGTGGTCTATCTGTATATTTTTATCAGAAGCCAACTGTTCAGGTGTCATTATAGATAAATATTGATATATTTCTACAGTTCTATCTTTTTCTGGTAATTGTAGATGAGAACCAACTCTTATAGCTCTACCTTTTACCTGTTTTGTTCTAACTGGATTCCAATATGGTTCAACAATATGTACTTGTCTGACATTTTTCAAATCGATTCCTTCTGCTCCTGTTTTAGTAGTTAATAGAATTTTAATAATATCCCCTCGTAAATTATTTTTACCACTTTCTAATATTTGTCTAGCTAAAGACTTTGGAATATCTTCAAAATCATTATTATATATTTTGCGAAGTATATCACTTTGCTCTTCATTCCCACCCCAGAAAGCATATTTTGGTTTATCAATATCATCTTCACTCTCAAAATCTTGGAACCATTCACCTTCATCATTTTGTTTTATTAAAAATGGCGCGTATCCATTTGCTTTAAGAATAACTTGTAATATGGCTATTCCTTCTAATGTTTTATATTCAGTATAAATAAATGCTGTTCCATTTAACTTTGAAACTTTATCTAAAATATTATTATATTTAGGTGAATATTTTAGTAATTGTTCTGATTCATTTATTGTAAATATTGTTTCTTTAACCTTATTTAATTCGCGTAATATTTTTGATTTTGCTTTTTCATATTGTTTAATCATTATTTTTTTATCTTGTGGTAAATCATCTTTTAATTCTATATCTAATGGATCTTCATTTTCATCTAAAATATCATCACTTAATATTTCTTCAGAATTATCACTTAAATCGGGCTCATCCGAATCTCCTGGAAATGGTCTAGGATATGCTTCTGGAAATACAAAACTACAATGCATTCTAGAATATGCTCTATAACTAGATTTTTTATCATCAAATATATCCTCCTCACCAGTTTTGGACCTTTTTGGTTTAGATGGTTTTTTAGATTTACTAGTTTTTTCACTTTCTATTTCTGCTTTACGGATTTCACTATATTTTAAAAACTGATATTCACTCATTGGTATCTCTATTAGTTCATCTTTAGTTACGGTTGGTAATAAGGATTTATCTTGGGTTCTAAAATAAGATACTAAACCTAATATACGAGCTTGTAATAGTGATGGATTTTTTATTTCATTTCT